ATTGCTTGTTCAATGGCATTCATCACATTAACCTTTTCTTGATTTTTACACTCAATAGCAAATGGAAATAATTTTTGAGCAGCTGGTGATAATTGTATATCCATTCCTTGTTGTCCCATTCCTATTGATTGGACATCATCCGGTTCTAATTCATTTATAAAAGTTTCTCGAATCAAATCTCTTGTTGTTTGTTGTAATTTCCTTCCTTTAGCTTTCCGTCCTGCTGTATTCATATACATTTTAATTAGTGAATTTTTGCGTCAACTGTTGAATATTTGAATCAAAACAAAATAATTTTTTTATAAGTCATACTTCACAACAAAGGTGAGATCCAATTTATCCAATTTCTTAACCGGTTGTGATAATTTTCCAACTACCAACAATTCTTTATAATCGTTATATAATCCAATTTCAGTTATATATGGTCTGAAATATGAACTTGTACATTTGGGTTTAATACCATTTTGTTGATTGTTATTTATAAAAACCGATGGATTGTATGTATAATTGTATTCAGATGGTGAAATTGTACAATTGATTTCCATTTCAGTAATATCTTTGTTTCCATCAAAAGATATTTGATTTGAACTCGATAACATTGAATTTATCCACGAAGCACTATATGAAAATAAACTTGTTCCGTTATTATCAATTAAATTTATGTTACCAATATATTTAATATTTTTTAATACTAATATGCCAGATTTATAAAATACATTACCAACGAATGGACTTATTATATTATATTTAATATAATATCGTTGTGTGGATGTTAAATTTCCTTTTATTATTAATATTTTACTTATATCAATATCAGTCCTTGCTACATTTGAACTACTTTCATTGTATCCAACATAAATATTTCCATTGTTATCAATACTATCTAAATTATTGAACGTAGTTGATGATGAATTGTTTAAATTATATAAATAAATCCCATTAGATGCAGAATATTGATATATAAGAGGAATAGACATTCCACTACTTTGACTATAACCGGTTGATATATTAACAGACGTTGAATACAATTGATGTCCGTCAAACACATCCGCTGTAATTGTACTTTTACTTGGATTATAATATATATCGAATGGATATTTTCCTAATCCATTTTGTTTAGATATAATATTATAATTGACATCAGAAATTGTCCCGGATATTGGTTTGTCTTGAATGTGAAGATAAGTAACTACTGCAAAATCTTCTATATCGTGTATTGAATTATTACTGAATTTAATATATGAATTGGTTGTATTAAATCGTGCAGACCACAATCCGCTATAAGAACTGGAATGATAACCAAATTCAACATCATTACTTGTTCCATCATATTGTTTAGTAACAAAATTATATATACCATTATCAATCACATCAGAAAAATTCCAATACGAAAGCAATCTACTATCAAGAATTGATTGAAAAAAACTAGTTGAATTTATTGTATTAAAATAAGATGTATCATATAAATTACCGATGGTATCATCAATTATACCATTAAAATTAACAGTACCGGGTACAATGTTATTTTGATAATATGATTTATCTATTGATATAACTGCATAATCATTGGCAATATTTTTGAGTGTATTACCAATGTTATAATATTCTAAATTAAATGTTAAATCCTTATTTAGAAAATTATAATTTATAGATTTATATAAAGATTCATTATCTGCATATGAAGCAGTATTTATTATTATACCATTACTCTCTGTCCCAAATGTTGTATTGAAAACTACATTGTTGTGTTTTATTGCTTGGAATAGAACAACATTAATATCATCCGGTGATAATGATTTATATACATACATTTCATTAAAAATTCAATTTAATTCTGAATAATAATTCTGAATCAAAATCTTTTTGAATCGGTTGAGATATTTTCGCTACTGCAAGCAATTCATAATTATCATTATACAAACCAATGCCGGTCAAATAAACGTGTGGATTATAATAAAATGATGGATATTTTAAATAACCGGAGGATGTTACAAATGTCGGATTATTGGAATAATTATAATTTTGATTTTTAACTCGTATGAAATAATATGTGGATGAAATATGTTCTTCACATCTTCCATATGTAGCCGTTCCAACACTACTTGAACAAGCATTTTTTACCCATTCATAAAAATTCAATTGGTTTGAACAGGATGGTGGTGTTCCTAAATTAGTTGTCGGTAAATAACTTCCTGTATTGAATTTAAATACACCGGGTGCAGCAGTTGAAATTGAATCGACATCCAATAACATTAAACCATAATCTGGATAAAATATACCGGTCTCCCTGTTAGTTATTCCACTTCCAGATATAAATATTTGATATGATTCTCCTAATTCAGAGTAAGCGGTATTTGTATTTTGGGTTGAAGTATCATAAAAATAGGCAAACGCTGCCGATGCTGATCTTATTGCAAATCTCCAATTACCTGGGTCTATTCGTTCTTTTGTTCTAGCACGATCGAAATTTATTGCAATAAATCTATTGATAACCGACCCCGAACCCAACAATGTAAATGTGGTTTGAGTTGGTGGAAGTAACATATTTTTATATTGATAATATGTACAAAGACTCTGAGATAGATCACCAAACATTGATTGTGAATAATTTCCATTGTTATTATAATCACCATATGCAATGGAAAATTGTGGTTCAGCTGATGCTGATGCAACTGGGTTATCTAAATATACAGTTACATAATAACCAGACGCAGTGGTTAATGTAGTATTTGGATTCCCGAACATCACGCTACTGGTGTATATAGTAGTCGGTAAATAAAAATTATTATTTGAAAATAAATATTCTACTACCCTATCTCTAACAGAAGCAGCTTTATCTGATGAATCAAATTGTGTATAAATTGTTGTACTATTTGCCATTTTAAATTTGTATTTTTTTTGTTTAAATTACGCAACGGATTCTGATCCGTTATATACTCCAGTACCAACTATATTAAAAGTCAACGGAATAACAATACGTCCACCCCAATCATTTCCCGATATGATTAAATCACAAGTTTCCGTAACACTATTTGTTCCTTGAATTGCACGTACATAAAATCTAATTCCAACAGCTGTTGTATATTGTAGACCTGCATTATATGATGTAATTGGTTGGACGGTTGTGTGTCCAGTACCTCCGAGAGTATCAGTAGTTAACATAGCTAAGCTTGCATTTGTTAAAATCGCTGTATAATCGGTTGTTGTTATTGTCCCACCGGGTGCATTCCAAGTTGCAGGTTGTATTGTTATTTGTTCACCGACTTCTTTATTAAAAGTATAGGAAGAATAATTACTAGTAATATATGGCATCTTTGAATAACCTCTACTCAATGTCATTAATTTATATTTCATCAACTGAGAATCATCAGTAATTGCTTGGGTAATTGGCATTTTTTCAATCACATTTCCATACAAATCACTTGTACCAGCATTCTCGTTCCAAAGATTATAATCAACTTCATCATCAGATAAAGCGAATTGTGTTATATTAAATGATTGTGGTGAAGTAGCCAATAATTCTCTTCCTCTTCTTGTCAGTACTGCATCTACAATTACTGTTTGATTATTTAGATAGCCCATTGTTTTTTATTTCTTGTTATTAATATAAATAGTTATTTTTTTATTTTTTTCATTTAATTGTAATCAATAAATTATCTATTGATTTGGATGGTGATACATATTTCAAATCTTCATAATTTGAATCATATACATCTTTTGATACTAATTTCAACAATTCTTTCTCATTCTTTGGCCCGACTCTATTGGAAAATTCACCAGTATATGGTTTATTAACAAACGATGACGATATATCATATACATCTGAACCACTATAATGTTGATTTGTTAAACTTTCTCGAACTTCGTCATAATCAGTTACATTTATGATAGTTTTGTAGGCAGCTGCTGTATCTGTTAAATTTGCGTTACTTGGTGTAATTGTGTTTTCATATACATACGATGTAACAAATTTTTTAGCTAAGAAAATTTTACACCCATCATAATGATTTCTTCTACTACAAATGTGATTATAATCCATCAATTGTACTTTTTTTGAATTGATTGAAGTGATATTGGAAGAATCGGTAGCTCGTCCGGGGTCTTGCGATTCTACACTCGATTCACTTGCAAGTGTTGCAAACATTGTATATGATGGACTCATATTATTGATAATAGTAACTCCATCTATCCAAGAAGCAGTTTCTTCATTAATTGTATATTGTATATCAGTGGATAATTGAAGTGAATCAATTCCTATTATATTCACGGATGATGTTTTATCCAATGTAACATATGATTTTGCACCGTCGGTTATATCCGTTATTGTATCACTTATATTATAATCAATACTACTGGTTAAATTTGATATGTTATTTACAACAAATTCAGCAACAGATTCTGTTTTTTTTAATGTAATATATGATTTTGCTCCTTCCGTTGCATCGGATATTATATTTCCTATATTATAATCAATATTACTGGTTAAATTTGATATATTACTAACATTTAATATAGTAGATGATGTTACATCCGTTGTAATAAAATTATTTTTATATGAAGCTGTTATTACATTTGGATATATTCTACTCAATGTAACTTCATACTTGGGTTGTTTTATAGAAAACACATCGTTATTTATATACAATTTATTTCTATACAATATATCATTTTCAACAACAATACCAGTCAACAAATTCGCTTTAGCTGGAACCAAATCTTTGATTTTACGAAACATTGAGCTATTATACTGATTAGCTATTGTATTATATAAATTAATATCATTGTTGTTTTTTAATTGCAACAAATATTGATTATGTAATGCATCTAATTCTGGATATGTGTTTATGTATGTATTAGATTGTGTTTGATATAAATAACTATCAATCCTTACATTTCCAATTACATTCGCAATATCAAAATTAATTTCATTGTTTTGGTCAAAGTATACTCCTATTTTATTACTATCATCTGGATATAAATCAAATGAGGATGATACAAATGAAAGATTATATGATAAATTATTATTTGATGATGTATTTTCAATCCTTACCTTGTTTGATATTAATTTATTAGTAACCAGGTTGGGATATTTGATTCTAATTGTCTCATGTTCAACATTAAAACTACTTGATTGAAATGATGCAGATGAATTATTATAATTAAGATTTGAATGTTTGGAATAATATATCGAACTTGTATTATTTTTTAAATCAATACCTAATGGAAACCATGCTATTAAATCGTTAAATGATGAGGATGAATTATTTCCTGTTCGTAATAATGGATTTGAGATGTGTTCCAATACAACCGTTGGATTTAATGTAATATTCCAATATTTCAATTCTTGTAAATATACATCGAGATTTGTTCCTAATGTTACATTATTATCATTAATCAATTTTCCGATATAACATGATTCAGTTAAATTCAATACGTTTAAATCAAAAGAACTCGAATATAAACTTACGTTGTTATATTCATCATTATATCCAACATACGATATGAAACTATACGTATTGTTTAATAATGAGCGATTAAATGAAAAATACCACCAATTGTCATTATTTATTGGGATATTATTAAATAGTGTATAAGAAGTTGAAATATTTGAATATACATCATTTATATATAATTTAATCGAACCATTTTCAGTATTACTTGTTGGTATATATTTAATATCAAATCCAACTGAACCAGTTGATAATGATATTGTACTATATGTACTGTCTACTTTGGGAATTATATTATCAACTGATATATAAGTAGAATCAGCTAATATTGATGCAGAATTGAATAATTGATATGTTAAATTATTATACAATGAACCAGAAGTTTGGTTATTGATTTTAAATCTAAATTCAATTGTTCGATTAGTATTTGATAAAGAAGTAGTTGCAACATTTAAATGTACAATACTGTTTGTCGGACTGTATAATGAATATCCAAAATTATCATATTCATAATATGATTCATACGTTGTTTTATCATATCCACCATATTCTTTGACATCTAATATTGAATCTGGTATACCGTAACAATTTAACAAAGCACGAACCGATTGTTTTGTCCCCTTTGTCTTATATATATAAGTTAAATTATTTAATATACGCTTCCATATTTCCTGGGTGATGTCTTTATAAGGAGTTGGTTCATTTTGAATTGATATAACGGATTGAGTTACATACGTTCCTACGTTATTTACACCAAACAAATATTGATACAATTCAGTTGATTTGTATTCTTCTTGTTCATCCCAACCCAATGATTGTAATACATTTAGAACTAAATCTTTTGTTAATGATTCATAATTTGTATCAACCCTTGATTTAAGATAATCTAAATGTTTGATATATAAATAACTCGTATCAAATATTTGAGAAACCATATCAACGAATTTAACATAATTCATATTTTGTTCGTCATCCAGTATATATTCGGGGATTAATTTCTCTAAATTATATAAATTTTGTTGGTCATAATAAGATGCAGACGAATATATCTGCTCATACCAAGTCTCAAATTCTGAAGAGGTTATTGGATATAATGAATATGGTTTACTGTTATTAATCTTAGGCCAAGTCATAGGCATAAATTCACCGTAACTATTACTGACATAAGAAGATGATTCATTATACATATAATATTCAAATCCATCAAAACTACTCAATATGTCATTTTTGTATGAATTATATTTATCAATTGTGTTTATATGAGCAATTGATTGGGATACAACCGATTTTGAATTTAATAAAGAAATATTTAAATTATATTCTTCTATTTTAGATATTTTATATTTAAAATTGGTTAGTCTATCCGTTGCCTTTGAATAATATATAAAATTATTAAAATCCGAATAATCAATCAATAAATTTATTCCATCTGATTTAGTACCAAAATAATTATTTACAATATTAGTTGAGTAAGAAGATGTAATTAAATTATTCCAATTTTTATAAGTATCAGTTGTTATTGCATTTGATTGTGGAACGTGTATATATATATTTGGATCATCGAGTAATATTATATTTGATTCAATTCCGGTGGGGACGATTGTAAAATATAAAAAATCGGATTGTTCATATTCTAATTGTTGTAATAAAAAAGATGTAGAGGTTATATTACTTGTTGAATCGAATAACTTGAAATATGTCCCCGTATCAGTTACTAACCAATTTAAAATTTCAAAAACATCACCATTACCAAAATTAACATAATAATTTTTTAAATTATTTGATGAATTAAATTTTGTATCAAACGGAGCTCCTTGAAATATAGTATCTGTGAATAATTCTAATCCAGTGTTTGATTTCTTTTCAACATCAAAATTATTGTCAAATATTGAACTAAATAATTTGACTTTAAACTTATATTTAACATTAAAAGATAATTCCGGTCTTGATTTTATTATTTGATTTAAATTAACCTGTAAATCGGTTGAATTAATAGTAAAATCATTTCCTTCGTAAAAAGAAATTAAATTATCATTTATATCATAAAAATATGTTTGCAGTATCATGCTATCGTTACACCAATGGTATCAGTTAATGAATTATCATATACAGAATAACATTTTATTATTATATTTAGATTGTGTTCATTTTGGGTAACATTAACATTATCAATTATTATATTAGGAACATATGTTGAGCATCTGTCTAATATATGATTTGTAATTTCTTCAATATTATTCGTATTACCGAATAAATATTTTTTTCTAAAATCACAACCAAAATCGGGATTCATTTTTCTTTCACCCCGTTCTGTTAAAAGTAAATTGATTAAATTTGATTTATCTTGTTCAAATGTAGTATAAGTCAAAGAGAAAAAGGTATTATTATCATGTTCAAGTGGAAGTTTGAATCCGATTGCAATATTCTTTTGTAAATCTCTTAAATCAAATTGTTTAATCATGATTTTTCTTTAGCTACTACTAAGTCCATCAATTTACCATAATCTTTATTTAAAAAACCAGTTACTGGAGAATCTATATCTTTTGCTACTT